CAGGTGTTAAAAAGACAGTAGACGGAACAGAAGAAGATTTCAAAAAGCTTGAAGAAGGAATTAAACAAATGTCTAAAGAACTCCCTTCAAGTGCAGAAGATATTGCAGCAGTTGCAGAAAGTGCTGGACAGTTAGGAATACAGACAGATAATATTTTAGAGTTTACAAGGACCATAATAGACTTAGGTAATGCAACGAACTTAGCTGGAGAAGAAGGAGCAAGTCAACTTGCTAAGTTTGCCAATATTACTCAAATGTCACAAAAGAATTTTGATAGGCTTGGATCAACTATAGTTGCGCTAGGAAATAATCTTGCTACAACAGAAGCTGGTATAGTTTCTATGGCTATGAGATTAGCAGGGGCTGGTAAGCAAGTAGGAATGACAGAATCGGATATTATGTCTTTTGCAGCAGCTTTAAGTTCTGTAGGGATTGAAGCTGAAGCGGGTGGTTCAGCATTCTCAAAAGTACTACTAGAGATCCAATCCCAAATACAAACTGGGGGAGAAAAAGTTGCTGGGTTTGCTAAAGTTGCTGGAATGTCAGTAGAAGAATTTTCAGACAAGTTTCAAAAAGACGCAACTGGAGCTTTAATTGCTTTTATTGAAGGCTTGGGAAGGCTGGATAATAAGGCAGTTGTACTGGATGAATTAGGATTATCTGAAATAAGAGTAAGGGATGCGCTTTTAAGAGCAAGTAGTGCAGGAGATTTATTTAATAAGTCTATACAAATTGGTAGCCAAGCATGGAAAGAAAATACTGCATTAACAAATGAAGCAAGCCAAAGATATGCTACTACCGAAAGTCAAATTGCTATTTTAAAAAATGAAATAGTAGACATGGCTAGAGAAATAGGAGTTCAATTACTTCCTATAGTTAAAGATGGACTTATAGTAGTAAAAGATTTAATTCAAAAATTTAACGAGTTAAGTCCAGCAACTAAAGAAAATATTATAAAATTTGCTTTATTAAGTTCTACTTTAGGTCCAGTTATAGGCGGAGTAGGTAAACTAGCACAAGGCTTTGGTGGAGTATTAAAAGTAGCTGGGAAATTTTCAGCAGTTTTAGGAGCTGCCGAAGTTGCAACTGCAGGAGTTGGAACTGCAGCAGCAACTGCAGGGGGAACTGCAGGGATAGCTGGATTAGCAACTTCTTTAGGGGGAGTTGTAGTTGCAGCAGCACCATATATTGCAGTAGGTGCAGCAATAGCTGCAGCAGGATATGCGATATATAAAGGACTTAATGAAGAAGTTATTCCAGAGGTGGACCTTTTTGCAGATAAAATAGAGTATACAGCACAGACAATGGATACTAGTGGTACTTATATGGCTTATAGTGCACAAGCTACAGTAACTAAAATAAGCGAAGCAACTAAAACTGCAGTTGGAGCATATGTTGAGTTAGACGATTCAGCGAAGAATGAAATGCAAAGCCTTTATATTAATTCAACTGTAATTTCAGATGAAATTAAAAATGACATGACAGCGAAGTTTGATGAAATGGCAACACAAATTATAGCAGGATATGAAAAACAAAAAACTGATAGTATAGCTCAATTACAAGAAATGTTCACAACTCAAAGTACACTTACAGCAGAAGAACAGGCTAATATTATAGAAAAAACAGGTACATTCTACGAAGATAGAAAAACTCAAACACAGGAATATGAAAATAGCATTAATCAGATAATGAATAAGGCTAGTCAAGAAAAGAGAGCATTGACTGAAGATGAAACAAAACAAATAACAGCTCTTCAAAATATGATGAGAGAAAATGCAGTAAAAGCTTTGTCAGAAAATGAAGTAGAAGCTCAAATAATACTTCAAAGAATGAAAGATTATGATACAAGAATTACTGCAGAGCAAGCAGCTCAACATATTTCTAAACTAAACGAAAGTAGAGATAATGCAGTTAGAATAGCTAATGAAGAATATGAGAAAAGATTAGCAACAATTATTAGATTAAGAGATGAATCTAAATCAATTAGTTCGGAGCAAGCTGATAAAATGATAGCAGATGCAAAAAGACAAAGAGATGGAATAGTTGAAAAAGCAGAAGATACAAGATTAAGAGCTATAGAAAAAATGAGACAAATGAATAAGGATTTAGATAGAGAAGTTAATACTCAAACAGGCACTGTATTAACTACTTGGGATAAAATAAAAAGATGGTGGAGCAACTGGCAGCCGGAAACTAAATACATGAAAACAGTAAGTTATACTGAAAGAATGAGTGGAAACATGGTTGGTAATGCTTTAGGTACTTCTTATTTCCAAGGTGGATTAACTGCCATAAATGAAAGAGGATATGAAGTTGTAGAATTGCCTAGAGGAGCTAAAATAAAAAATCATCTTCAAAGTGAAAATATGATAAAAGATACTGCTATACAAACTGCAAATGAGATTATTAACGGATTAAGCGAAATATTAAATACCGATAAACAAGTAGTGCTACAAATGAATGATAGGGTAGTAGGCGAGGCTATTATACCTATTGTAAGTAATGGTTTAGCTATGAATACTAGAGGAAGGAGGTAATAAGGTGCTGATTAATGGTGTAAATATTAAAAGTTTTGGAGCTATTTTAATGAATAAAACTATACAACCAGCTACGTTGGAAAGTATATATACATGGGAAAAGCAATCCTTATTGCCTTTGCTCTTAGATCAAAAATTCAAATTTACATTAATAGAAACTCAATTGTATGTTAAGGGATCTAACGAAGAAGACGTGAAGAGTAAAATAGGTGCAATAATAAATAAAGCTAAAGAGTGTATAATAAAATTTGAAGATGATTTTTACTATAAAAGTTTTCTTGTAAATTCACCTATAGAAAGCACTCTTAAAAAAGAAACCAGAAAGATAATACTTAGCTTTGTATCTTATGCATTTAAAGAACAGGTTGTAGAAACAATGAATAGAATAACATCCAAAACAATCAATGTATCTGGAAATTTAGATACTCCAGTAATATTAGAAGTAACACCTAGTATAGATCTAATTGATTTAACCATTAGTGGACTTGATGAATATCCAATAATATTAAAAAACTTAAAAGCTAATAAAAAAATTATAGTAAATGGTGAGGATGGAACTGTTACTGTTGATGGGATTAATAGATTTGCCGATACAGATATGTGGGGATTTCCTAAATTGAAGCCAGGTGCGAATACTATAACAGTAGATAAAAGTAGTGTGGATATTAATATAAAGTATAAACCTAGATTTATTTAAGAAAGGAAGCGAGAGATTTTATGTTAAATATAACTGAAAATATAACTATTAATGGAAATATGACTATAGAAAATAGACAAATAATTAATATGGTAGGTAGCGTAGGTGGAGATTATCCTAATATTTCTGTAAGTATTTTGGATAAAGAAGCATATAAAAATAATTTTAAAGCGTGTAAAGAAGGAGTAAATGAATTTGCAGAAAAAGTCTTAAATAAACAATATGAACTTTTAGGAGGTAATGCAGATGAAAATTAAGAATGAGGTTTTAGTAAACAGTGTACAAGTTTTAAGAAAGTTAAATAATGCAGAATTACCTGTGAAAGTATCTTATAAATTAGCTAAGAATATTAAAAGTATAGAGAAAGAGTTAAACATATATGAAGAAGAAAAGCAAAAATTAATAAATAAATATGGTGAAAAAGACGAAGAAGGAAAATTAAAGACTAAAGAAGATGGTTCTATTAATATAACAGATACAGAAAATTGGAATAAAGATATTAAAGAGCTCCTAGATATAGAAGCTGAAATTAATATTGAGAAAATAAATATTGATGAACTTGCTAAGAGTGATTTAAAGCTAACTCCATCTGAATTAACTTTAATTGACTATATGATAAAATGATTAACCTAACCTTAGAATATAAGAAAGGAGGGTTAGAATTTGCTACAACTTTATGATAAGAATAAAAATAAAATTGAAGGTTTAACTAAATATAAAGACTTAAGCATAGAAAGTACACTATCTACAGGGGATAAGGTACTTTCTTTTTTATATCCATCTAAATTATCTAAAAATATAATTGAAGAAGGATATATAAGAACTAAAACTGATGAGTTTGTAATTAAAGAGATTTCTAAAAATCGAGAATGGAATTCTATTAAAGCTGTTCTTAATATTGAAAATTTAGAAGGTGCAGTATTTGAAGATTTTGATTCTACAGAGCAAACAATACAAAATTGTTTAAACTTAGCTTTAGTTGGTACAGGCTGGACTTGTCAAGTTAATGGAGTAACTAAGAAAAGAACTGTAAGAAAAACTAATAGTAGTACCTGGGATATAATTCAACAAGCTAAGAAAACTTATAAAATTGAAATTAAATTTGATACTATCAATAAGATAGTAAAAGTTTATGAAAAGATAGGTTCTGATAAAGGGGTTTATTTTACAGAGGAATTAAATTTAAAATCTTTAGATATTCAAAGTAATAGTTATGATTTTTATACAAGAATGATAGCCAAAGGTAAAGATGATTTAAGGGTTGTAGTAGAAAATTATCAGTATTCCAATAAGGTTAAAACTTGTATATGGAAAGATGAAAGATACACAGATGTAAATAGTCTTAGAGAAGATGCAATATCTAAACTTAATGAATTATCTAAGCCGTATAGAGCCTACAAGGCTGATGTAATAGACTTAGCAAAGCTTAATGATAAATACAAAGATATATTAGATTATAGCTTAGGTGATACTATCACACTTATTTCTAAAGACAATGGAATTAAAGAAAAGCAGAGAATAGTTAAAATTACTGAATATCCAGATGAGCCTGAAAGGAATACAGTTGAAATTGCTAATACTACATTGACTTTTGAAGATGTACAAAAGGAATTTCAAGATACTAGCGAAGTAGTTAATAATATTACTGCTGATGATGGAACTATATCCGAAACTGCTTTAAGAGTTCCAATAGAAAGATTAACTATTAATAAAGTTGATGTACAAGAATTAAATGCAGTAACAGCTAGAGTAGGAACATTAGAAGCAACTAAAGCTAATATAACTGAACTTAATGCTGTTAATGCTAACCTAACAAATTTAATAGCAGGAAAAGCAGATATAACAGATTTAACTGCTACTAATATAAAATTTAATGTTGGTTCTGGTGGAACATTAGACTTGCAGACATTGCTCTCTAAATTTGTAACTGGAGAAAATGGGCAATTCCTAAACATAACATCTAGTAATACAACAATAGCAAATGCAGTAATAAAAGACGCTATGATAGATACTATTAGTGCTAGCAAGATAAACGCAGGAACTATTAATTCTAATTTAGTAGAAATTAAAGGTTCTAACGGAAATCTAAGTATTAAGGATAATACTATTCAAATTAAAGACAACAATAGAGTAAGAGTACAAATTGGTAAAGATGCAAATAATGATTACTCAATGTATGTTTGGGATAGTAATGGAAATCTCATGTTTGATGCAACTGGTTTAAAGGCAGATGGAATTAAATCTAAGATAATTAGAGATGATATGGTTGCAGATAATGCAAATATTAATGGTTCTAAGATTAATATTAGTAGCTTAATTAGTGAGTTTAACAAAGATACAAATACAAATTTATTGAAGGCTAGCAAAGTAGCATTTGACAGTACGGGACAGAGTTTAGAGGTAAGCTTTAATTCTCTTAAGAGCAATGTAGATAGTAAAGAAACTAGAAATTTAATTTTAAATTCCGATATTCCAGTTATTAGAGAAGCCAAATCTGAACTATATGCTTATAAAGTGTTTTATCAAAATTTAGAACCTAATACTACTTATACATTTAGTGCCAATGTAGAGGTGTTAGAAGGACAAACCGATGTAATAGATTTGCGTATTTACAGATTTGCCGATAATGCAAGTCAGCGAACTATAAGAACAAATATAGTAAATGGAAGAATATTAGCAACCTTTAATACAAACGGAGAAACTGGATATGATTTACTTGCATATAGTGGAAAAGTTGGGGAAACTCAAAATAATACAATTAAATATGAGTATTATAAATTAGAAAAAGGTGAGAATTCTAATCCAATTTGGACACCTGCTCCAGAAGATATAGAAGAAAAAATTGAAGCTAACACAACATCTATAAATGTAATAAATGGGCAAATAGATACATTAATTTCTAATACCTCTATAATAGAAGGTGATATAACTATTTTAAGTAATAATTATAGTAGTTTATCACAAACTGTAAATGGAATTAACACTACAGTAGCAAGCCATACAACTTCTATATCTAATTTAAACACTAATATAGATACTGTTAGTGGGAAAGTAACAACAGTAGAAAATAAACAAGCTACTTTAGAACAGAATTTAGAAGGCTTCAAGACAACTGTTTCTAATACTTATAGTACAAAAACAGAGTTAAACAACCTTAGCGGTACAGTAAGCAGTATAAATTCTAATGTATCTACAATTCAAAGTAGTATTACACAGTTAAATAATCAGATAACTCAAAAAGTTGAAGCCACAGAAGTTAATAATATTGTAAATACTGCTATTAATGGTATTGAGATTGGTGGGAGAAATTTATTAAGGAATAGTGATTTTAGCAACGAGCTGAGAGGATGGGATGTTACATCCTCAGGTATCGTAAGCATAGTTGATGACAATGATTTTAACAAAGTCTGTAAGGTTGAAGCAAGTGGTAGTAAGCAAGGAATATACCGTTCCCACACAACGGGAGCTTTGACGGCTGGAGAAACTTATACTTTATCCGCTATGGTAAAAGCAGATACTGAAATGAGTATAGGGGTGGCAATTGATGGTTATGAGTTGTCAAATGGTATGACAAAAACAATTGGCACGTCTTGGGAAAAAGTTGTTTTCACAAGAGTATCCAGCGGAAGCCATACAATAGCAAGAATATATAGCAATAGCGCTGGAACCTTTTATATAGCTTGGGTAAAAACGGAAAAAGGCAACACAGCCACCGACTGGACACCCGCACCCGAAGATGTAGATAGCTCCATAAGTGCAGTAGATACGAAAATAACTAATACTAATAATAAAGTAGCAACTATAGAAACTAACTTAAATTCTATTACTAGCAGAGTTAGTAGTACAGAAAATTCCATTACAACTATAGATGGAAATATATCTTCTTTACAAACTAGGATGTCAACA